GATACAGTTTCAAAGATTTTAAGTAATGAAGTTCACCAATTATTAAGTCCAGACGAAATAAAAACAAAATTTAAAGATAAAATAGAGGAAGCTATCAATATTGTTTTTGGTTATGATGATGTTGATGATGATGATGTTGATGAAGAAGAAGAATGATATGAAAATGTGAATTTTTATATCTCTGTTTCTAATTCATCTTCTTTTTTCTTTTTATTCTTTTTCTCTTTCAATATTTCACTAGCAATTTTATAATTTCTAATTAACTCACTTGTCAAACTATCTAGTCCCATTTTTCTTAATTTATCAGCATATTCTGTATACTTATTCTTAATTCTCCAATTATTATACAGTAACATGTATACATTTATCATTTCTAAAATTTTTCTGTTGTTTAAATCATATTCAAATGGAAAGTTATGTTTATCTAAAAATTCAAACAATTGTTCTTTTTCTTCTTTTGTAATTTTATATCTTTCCCTTTTTGTTTTCATATTTCCAACATATCTCCTAGATCCATTAAACCAAATTATTTCTTTAAATGCTGAAATTATTGAACAAAATGCGGTATCCATGCTTTGCATATTATCAAAAATTTGTAAAAAATATGGAGATGATATACCGAGAACGTGAAGATAAGATACTTTTCTTTTTATATAATAAATCCACGGAAATGTATATTGTAAAACTCTTAATTTGCTAGAAGTCATTATTCCACCAATTGCAAAATAATAACTGTATTGTTTGTAAAAATCAATAGCTTTATCCAAATCTTGAAGTGGATAAATATGTAAAACTGGTATAATTTTTTCTATCCATTCAATTTTTGTGTAGAGATACTCAAAATATTCAAAATTCCGTTTGTCAAGAGGTGCAAAAACGCTAGGAATATCGAGAGAAAAAAATGCGTAAGCATTAACACTTTTATACTTTTGCAAGACATCATTTACAGAAATTTTTAAGTTATGCATTATAATTTGAAATCCGCCACTATCAATCCATGTTTCATTTTTCCATGTTTTTTTTCTAAATCTCAACTGATTAATTAAGACTGGAAAATTAGTTTTAAAAAAATAACTTCTTGAACTAGAAATGCCAAATATCAATTTCATCTTTATTCAGCGTTTATAATTTTTCTCCTTAACAAGTAAATAATTCCTCCTACAATTGGCATTATTGCAATTCTCAATATTGCGTATAGGAGATTTCCTTCAATTACAAAGTTATAGAATACTGAATTTTGTAATCCTAAATAAAAGAATAAGAAGATCTGTAAAATTAAGCTAATCATTACTATTGAAAATAATAGTTTTTTGTTTGTTAATTTTAGAAATGCAAAACTAACAATTATAAAGTTCCAGAAGATGAATAATAGACCGTCAAATCCAAATGAAATTGAAAAGTTTAGTAGATTTTCTAAGATATTTGCAATTGTATCAGCAATAAAGATTAATAACAAAACGTTAGGCGTTATTTTTGCAAATTTTTCAGGTAAGATTTTATCAAATGCTAAATTTTGAACTAATCTACTTTGAATTAATGAGGTTACAAAAATATAACTCATAAACCATATCGGCATTAACAGAAATAATATATTTAAATTTGAATAACTGTCTAATATTGCTAATACAGTAACAACTAAATAACTTCCAAAATAACCAATTTTCATGCTTTTATTTACATTTTTTGTCTCTCCAGCTATGTAGCTAATTGCATTTAGAAACAAAAACATGGCTAAATCAAATAGTAAAGCTGAAAGTAAAGTGTTTGATAATATGAAATTTGGGGCTTGAAAATGGAAACTTGAAATTGGCAGAATTAAAGAAACAATTATTTGTAAAATTGCAATTCCGTCTACAATATATGCATAAATTGACTTTTTAACTATGCTAAGTAAAGCAATAGCAAATAATAATTCTGAAATTAAGAATTTCTCGAATATCGGAATATTGAAATTTAGAAGTACTAAGTCAGATAATACTGGAGCTGAAAATACGTAAATTAACCATAATGAAATTCCGAAAATTGTGTAAAACTTTGGAGAAAATGTTGAGCGAATATAAGCATAATCTCCTCCATTAAGCGGAATTTTCTTAGTCAGTAAATAATACATTACTAAAAGTGGAATTCCAAAGACTGATGCTATTAAAATAGCAAATAATAAGTTTACATTTTTCATCATTTCAGAGACAAAAAGTGGATAACTTATTCCACTTAAGATTCCCATATACAAAAGATTTATGGAAAAAATATCTAGGACATTAAAGCTTTTAATTATTCCGGAACTTTCTCTTTTAAATTCCATATTATTGAACCGATTTTATGACCAATTTAAGATTTACTCGAAATTTAAAGAAATATAAATGTCATAAAATATATATTATATTGATGACTAAGGAGTTTAAGTTAAGAGAAAACGTGATAGTTAAGATAAATGATAATCAAGCTGAAGTAATTGTAGAAGACAAATATAAACTTTTTTTGACTCTTTATGAAAATAATGTTACCGCAAAATATTCAGATGTTGAACTTTCAATTGAATATGACAAATTTGATGCTGAAAAATTAGCAAGAAAAATTTATGTTATAGTTCAACAATCTCATAGGTTTTCAATTCTGCTAATTAAAGAAGTTTTGGAATTGATTAAAATTAATAATATTTATGATGAAATAATAAGAGAGATAAAAAAGTTAAAGAGAGAAGAAAATATTGAAGCATTACTAAAAATTTATGATTTTTTAAGTAAAAGTCAAAGCGTTAAATAATTGTTTTTTTACAGTTTCATAACTAAAGTTTTCTAACCAAAAGTTATAGTTTTCTTCAATTTTTGCCTTATATTCATCTAATTTATCTAAAACTTCTAATATTTTTTCTACTGCTTTATCCATGCACATTTCTACTCCTTGACCAATATGAATTGGATTATTCCATAAAACGTCTGGAAATCTACAAGAATCTACTAGTAAATCTTTCAAAGTGTTAGGAAAATATTCTTCCCATGCCCCGCCTTTTGTGGCAATTGTTGGAATTTTAGATATAAATGCCTCTAGTCCATTTAATTCAAAACTACCGCCTCTACTAGTTAATAAATACAAATCTGATATTCTATACATTTTAACTATATTATCAAAGTCTGTATTTCCCGTGAGATTAAACATTTTCAAATCTTGAAAATCTGTTCTAGGCCCGCCTGATTTTACTAGGAAATAGATATCATCTCTTTCTTTTTGTAATTCCTTTGCTATAACATGAAATAAATCGGCCCCTTTCCTAAAATCAGAATGCCAAAGGGAAATGAAGATTAGTTTTATTTTCTTCTCATTTTTAACTTTTTCAATATATTTAACTTGTTCATCAATTTTTAACTCATTATCTTTTGCCAATAATCTCTCATTAAAATTATGTACAACTTTATAAATTGGAATTTTTAGTCCAGAATTTTTAAAAGCGTTTAATGTCCATTCAGAATTTCCAATTAGTCTATCAGCGTAATTATTAGCATAATCTATGAATTTTTCTGAAATTCTATCACTGTCAGCTACTTCAACTCCAACAATTGCACTAACTTTAGATCTATATTGTTCAAAGAATGAAAATTCTACTTTTCCCCAATGCCACATACTGTAAAAAAATGGATGGATTATAGAAATTGGATTTCTGAATGGGGTAAATTGATAGAATGATAAAGTTGGAATTTCATAAACTGTATATTTTTCTTTTAACATTTTTATATGTTCTTTAGCTACAAATTTGAAACTAACGTCATGATGTTGTGGATAAACGTAATAAATTATATTTGACAATTTAGTCTCACCACTCATTTTACCAAGATATTAAAACAAATTCTGGAATATGCTTTACAATTTGGGGAATATCTTCTAGTTTAAATTCCATTTTTTTCTCGCCTTCTGGAGTTTTTACATAATGTATAGTTCTTAATTTCAGTACATTTATATGCAAGATATGATCATGTAGAAATATATCAACTGGTATTTCTTTATAATATTCCAATTTTATATATTCGTTTATTGCATATTCTAAATATGGAATTTGTTCAAAGTTGAAAATGTAGTTTGTTCCTGAACAAAATGGCCTAATCTCATTAGCCCACGAATAATAAAGCCAATAGCACAAAGTCAATATTTTATCGTTAGGATCAATATTTCTCAAATTTGGAACAATTAGATCACTATCTACTATAGCGAATATGTCGTCATCTTCTTTTTTTGCTATTTCTAGAATTTTTAATAGTTGTTTTGCAATTCTGACCCATCTTATGTCACTATTTGTTTCATTCCAGATTATCTTATCTGTAAATTTTGCGTTTAACTGGGGAGTTAAATCATTAAAAGTTTTATCTACTACAACATAATCAAAATCCAATTCTTCTAAATGCTTTGTAAATCCAACAAAAGTAAAGATTTTCATAATTATTTCTCAAGTTCATGACAAATTAAAATATTGCTAATTCGGTATAAGATCAATTAGATCAAGCTATATACATAATATGATATATAAGTTATGAGTTTATTTTTACTACAATTTAAGTATATAAACATATGAGTATAACGTATGCTTCAATTTCAAGTTTATTAGCTTCACCATTTCAGCGTTTAACTTCTTCAATGTGGAATACCGCAAATCTTCTTTTAATTCAGCTTTATGAAACTGGAGGTAATGCATTAACTTCAATTTTAAAAAATGGAAATCTAACAATTCCAGGCTCTATAAATGCTAGTTCTGGATTTTTCTATGATGAAATTTATATAGCTGGTCAGCCAGTTTTAACAGAACTAGATCCAATTTATATCGCTGGATTTATTTCAACTGCTCAACAACAAATAAATTTAATTTTATATTCAAATGAACAATTATATTACTCAATTATCAAATTACCTAATCAAATTAGTAATACACTTACACAAAATTTTGATAACTTTTATGAGTCATTTTATATTTTGATAAATTCAATTTCTAAAAAATTAGGAATTTCATTACAAAATGCAATTTATGTTATTGCGAATTCTATAGAATATGTACTTGACTATGTATATTTAGCTACAGTTGGTTTAGCTAATACAATAAATAAATTAAGTTTGTATTTATCACCGCCGACTATTGAAGGTCTTCAACTTGATGTTTCTACAACTCCAAGTCCACTTTATTCCGGTCCATCTATAGAAACTGTAAGAATAATTTTACAAAATCTTAGTAATTATATAGTTTATATTGGAAATCAATTATATAATAATTTTCCAATTCTACAAAATGATAGTTTGGAAATACATGTAAATAATCCCGCAAATGTTTACGTATGGGCTACTGGAAAAGCAAAAGTTTATGCATTATTTGAAGTTATAAGTTCGTGATAAAAATGTGGAGTTATTTTATAGAAAAATTTAGAGAATGTGCAGATTTTATATGTTTAAATAAGATTGTTCATGAATGTTATGAGGAATGCGAGAAAAAAGAATTTCCAGATGACGTTAATGATTGTTATTCAACATGTAATAGTCTTTATGAAAAAAATGCTAGATTATTCGATTGAGGCGATATTATGAGTATAAATTATAAAGATTATTTTTGTAAATTAGAATGTTGTTATTGGCACGAATTTGATTTAGCATATGGAAAATTAGATGTTAAAGATAAGACAATTATAATAATTGGAAATGATTGCGGTAGTTCAGCTTTATATTTTTTACTTAAAGGTGCAAAGAAAATAATTGGTTATGAAAAAAGTGATGAGCTGAATAAACGATTTAAAGAAAAGGTTTGTAAAGAATTCAATATTTGTGATAAAGTTGAAGTTTACGGCGAATGGACTGGAAAAGAATATCCAAATGCTGATATTTTAGTTATGGATTGTGAGGGATGTGAAGCCAAGTTACTTGAAGTTAAGGCTGAACGAAGTGAACCGCAAAGCGGTGAACGAAGTGAAAGTAAACTTGATTTTTCTCAATTACAAAAATACAAACAATATTGTATAGCTATTCATGATTGGACAGAAAATCGTTTTGAATTAATGAGAAAATTATACGGAACAGTTCTAACTTTTATAACTGATGATAATAAAGAATTTGTATTTTGCAAGTTATGAACTACATTATGAGGTCAAATTTAGAACTTTTTAATTTAAAATTAAAACCGAATATGTAAAAGTTCTATATTAAGCACATTGATTATTTTTAATTATTGCATTTGGTGAGATATTTATAGTTCCAGTATTGCTAATACAAATTAAATTGTTTATTACTGAATTATCATTTACATAAATATTGTTATTATTGTCAGTTATAAGTAGAAAATTTATAAATGAATTTCCATTAAGATAAATTTCGCCGTTATTAATATTAATTATTAATTTATTTATTACACCATAATTATAAATAGTTTGATTTGAAGTATATATTAATAAGTTTTTAATATAAACGTTTGAAGGAATATTAAGTGAAGCTACTAAATTATTAATTATGACATTTAAAAATGTATTTTGTTTATTCAATAAATTCGAGAAAATTGATCCATTACAATCTAATAGAAAATATTGATTATAATTAAAAGTTAGAAATTGATTAACATTATAAACTATATTTGCAAATTGTGAAGCTCTTACGACTTGATCACGCTGAACATAAGAAAGTCCTTTTTTCAATTTTATATCATTTTCATTTGCTAATTTTACAATTGCATCTATTAATTTGTTAAAATCGTTTACAGTTAATGGAATTCCTTTTTGTGCATACAATAATTGAGTAAATGGATATGGTTGAAAGTTCTCATAGAAATTATAAAAGTCTAAAATTGTAGGATATATATAGTCTAAATATGCATATTGTGTTAAATAATTAATATATTTAAATACACTATAAGTTAGATATAGGTCTTGTACAATTTCATTCCATAATTTTGAAGATATTATAGAATATTTAGTTGGTGGAGATAATAATTTTGTAATTTGGTAAAACGATTTACATGGTAAAGTACATGGTAATAATTTATAAGTTGGTTGACATTCAGTAGATGATAAAATATTATAAGAGATATTATTATTATTTAGAAAATCTATAACTGATTGATTTGCAATAAATGTTATTTCTGCTGTTAAATATGAACCAAAAGTACCACATGTACTTGGCGTTATAAATCCTACAGTTGTATTATTTTCATATACAAATCCTTGACAAGTCATTATTAGTAATTGATTATTTAAATTATTTAATAAAATAGCAGAAACATAATTTGAATTATTACATAGAATTTCTATTACATGACTTTGACCATCATAACATGTACAAAATCCGGTTTCTTCTTGACCATCAAAATTGTTAATTACAGTTTCACTTGTAATTGGTGAAATTGTTGTATTCTGAAAAGTCATAGTTAAACCTTGAATCGAGACACAACTTTTAGAACTCTTTAAATTAATTCCTTGTGGATAAATTAACATTAGCATATAATATCCTTGATAATTTGATAGATCTATATTGAAAGTTTGTCCAACTTGTGCAAATCCAAATTCATCTTGATTTATACAAAAATTATTGTAATAACCAGAATTAAATGGATATTTTGAAAATAGAAAAATAACTAATGAATTTACAGATAATGAAAATTGTAAAGATGTAAAATTTACAGGATTTACAGTAGTCATAGACAATAATAAAAGATTTTCTGGTAATTGAACGCAGTAAGTTGAAGACATTTTTACATCAACTTACTAGAATTATTGTTTTTTGCGGTTGAGAATTTGAAGGCATTGTACCGTTTGGAGGATAAGCTCTTAATCTCATAAAATTCCATGCAGTTTGCCACTGATAACTAGAATTTACACTACCAATTATACCTAAATATAGTTGAGAAGAACTAGAAAATGGATTATTGCCAACTGTACCACAATAACCGCCTGAAGAACTATAAAGTTGTGGTGCTATACATCCATACCATGAAGTACTTGATGTTCCAGAATATACGACCCATGCATAAAGCCACTGTGATACTGCAGTTCCTGCTGGGTTTAAATCAGAAGTTTGAGTTCCACTTATAAAGTAATCATTAGAAAAATAAGAACCAGAATACCCCATATCCACACTTATTGCGTTTAAATTACCAATTGAAGTACTATCAACTATAGAAGAAAATCCATTATCTGCATTTAATCCGCCTGTTTGATTTCCTAGATCTATCACTGATGATTCTGCAATTACTGCTTGATTTGGTATAGATTTTGCAGTATATACAAATCCAAAATGTGAATTATAACCACTTATATAAATTGCATTTATTGTATTTCCTAACGGCCCAGTTGTAGATATTTGAGTTAATGAATTTCCTTGATTATTAAAATTAGATAATGGTTCATTACCATTAAAATAAATTAAAAATATATTTTTTCCATTATCATATTGTGCATAACTCGCGGATAAATCTGGTCTCATTCCAGTATAAGGATACTGAATTGAATTTCTAACAAACATATAAATTGTAATTGATGAATTAGCCGGAATTGAAGTTGGCAAATTAATCCAAATATAAACACTTGATAAATTAGAATTGAAACTTTCAATCCATGCATATAATGGAGTATTGCAATTAACATCTAAGCAAAATTGTAAATTTAAAAGTTGAGACGAGCTAGATAATATAGATGATAAATTCAAATTTAACAATTGTTGAAATGGTGAAGGAGTTGGATCACTCTGTGAATTTGTTATTGTAATTGTATAAAATGTTATAGGAATTCCAACAAATTCAATTTCTTCACTTAGCAAAGTTGGAGTTTGTGCGGTTAATTGAATTTCACTTGGTGAACTTACAGTTATCTTTAAACAATTTTTAGGCATTAGATAGATAGAATTATTAATTTGAACTACAGAACTGCCTAGATTTTGTATTATTATTTCTCTCCAAGTTTGTAAATATGATGGATCTAAATAATCTTCTATTAATGTTTGTACATTTGAAGTTCCTGAAAATGTAAATTGTGTTCCAGCAATTTGATTTGGAGTTACAATTTTAGAAATTACTTTAGGAATTAATAATTGTAATTGTTTACTAACTTTAGATAATTGTATCTGAAAATTTAGAATTGGAAATATTACAGACTTCAGTTGAATTATTGGCTTATTTGCCATGCTTTTAAATGGCTGTTGATTTCCTTCACCAAATGTATAAGCTTGAGGTTGTGATAAATTATGAAGAACATTATAACCTTTAGCTTTTAACGCTGAAACATATAAATATTTTGCAATAACTTCATCCAGATTCTGAAAATTGCCATTTTGATAATACTGGAGAAGTTTAGCAGGACCATATTGATTAATAAATAATAAATTTTGCACAAAGTTATTCCAGTCTTGCAGTGTCAGAAACTCAAGTGGCAATTTAAAACGTACTTTATATGGCAAACTCATATGAAAAAATTAATGGATTGACAAAAATAAACACACATAACTTATACATAATATAATGTATATAGTAAGTTGTAATTGTTGTCATCTTTTGAAGTTCATAATGTATTCTTTAATTTTCTTAATGTTTAAATGTGTTTCTTTCTCAATTTGTAATATGAAGTTTTCGTTTTGTAGTATCTGTATTATTTTATCTTTATTTGAAAGTAAGAACTTGTAAAGATCTTGATGATTTCTATACCATTCATCTTTATTATTCTTTAAATCATTATCTATTTCTCCTAATAAAAATGATAATTGTCTAACATCAATTTCTCTTCTAATTGGTTTAAATATTACTCCAAGTACAGAAAAGTAAGGTTTGTATTTGTAAAGACATAAATTGAAATTTTGTCCTTCTTTACAATTTGTAAATTTTGGATTATAAATTTTAGCTACTAATCCTTCAAGTCTTTCTTTAGTTATATCGTGAACTATGTCATCTAAATCTAAACAAATTTCAGGATACCAATAATAAATTTCGCTATCAACTTCAAGCGGACTTAAATATCTATTGTTCTCTTTGTCAAAGACATCATATATGATAAATTCCGGAATTTCATTTGTATGGATTTGTAATGCTGATGTCTTTTTATGTACAAGTTCTCCATGAATAATATATTGATTATTTTTCTTTATATAATTTATAACTTCCTCAATATTTGGAACTTTTAAAAAAAGTTCTTGAAATCCTTTATCATGCGGTATATCTTTTCTAGTATTAATCTTTAATTCATTTTCATATTTCAGACATACATGAGTTCCATCATACTTAATTTCATAATATATCATTCCTTGTAAATTTTGTAAGTCTTTATAACTTATATTTTCCGCTTCATAATGACATAAGTTTACGCTCATATGTAAAAACTAAAAATTATGACAAATTTATTTAATAGTTTGCACGTAATTGCCAATTTAACAATATTAATTGTATTTCTTCATCTGTCAGTCCATATTTTTTCAATTGTTGTAAATATGATTGTGCAGTATTTAAATCTATTTTATGTCTTTCAAATAGTAAATTAATTGTTGAAATTATGTCGTTTACGTACGTCCTAAGTCTCCTATTTCTTGCATACTCAAGATAAGTATTTTGCAGATCTGAAGGAACTTGAAATTCGCTAAATACTTTTTGTAATAATTGCGTCGGATTTGATATATATTCAGCAATAGAAAGTGCTTTAGATGGCGTAATATAAAGTTCTTGGTAAGTCGTTAATATTTTTCTAATTTGTGCGGATAATTTGAAAACTCCTAATAATGTTTCATTTATTCCATATTGCTTTAACAAACTTTCAAGTTGGATATTTTGAACTCCATAAGTAAGAAGTTGAATATATTCAGTTCGTAACGATTGAACATATTGACCAACTAGTTCATGTTGATATAAATTACTATAAAGATTTAGAAATTCAGAAGGTATAAATGAGTAATCAATTAATTGTTTATCTGGATAATTATACTTTATTGCGGTTTCAATTGTACTTAATGAAGGTAAGAATTTTCTCCAAATTTCTAAGCCAAATGAAGAAGCATATTGTTCAATAATTATTTTTATTTGATTATCTGGAATTCCTAGTTGTCTTAATTGTTGTTCTGCAATTCCTAAATTCACGGGAATTTTTCCGACTTTGTAAAGTTGACCTTCTATAATATTTCCAATTATAGTATGTAAACTGAAAAATGTTGGTACATAAGTTTGTACAAATAAATTAGCTAAATCTTTTTGCATTCCTAATTTTTCCAATTCGTTTATAGCATCAGTTGGTTTAATTTGTAAATCTTTCAATAATGATTTTATATATTCTAGTTCTGTCGTTAGTTGGAAAACTTGTATTGCGGGCTGAATTTCATATTGTACAATTTCTTTAGACAATTTTGAAACATCTGTAATTATACCATGTCTTGCTAAACTAACGTAATAATTAACAATTTTTGGAAATACATATTCATAATAAAATCTTTGAACATAAAGATCTATTGCAGTTTTATCTTTCAAAAGTTTTGCTAATTCTCCAGATAGTTGGGTTTGATCATAATATAAATTCTTAGCTAAAGTTTCTATATATGATAATTGTAATTTAGCAATATTTATGTTATATTCTTCTTGAATTATCTCGTTTATCAGATATTCGTTAATTTTTAATGCTTTTAATTCATTTTCTACAGTTTTCGAATCTATTAAGAAGTTTCTTAATTGTTCTTTTGCAATACTTAAAGTTGATGATATTTGAATTTCTTGATTTGTGTAATTGATAAATATGTCTTCAAATTCCCTTATTATGCCTAACGAATGTAATTGTTTTTTAATTTCATCAACTGATAAATATCCTTTCTTTGCTAAACTCTCAATTTGAGATATTTGATATTTTGTTAACGGTGCAGTTTGATATTCAAAAATTATCTCAGAGATTATAGAAGAATCAAAGCCCAATTTCTTTAACTCTTTTTCTGCATCTTTTGAACTAATAATGTAATTTTGAAGTTTAAATTGAAATTCTTTTAGAATATATTGTAATTGTACATATTGGAGTTCATAATTTAAAATTGTAAGTGCTATTTGTTCATTGAAATTATTAGCTTTTAATTCTGCTTTTATCTTCTTTTCGTCAAATATTCCTAACTTAGTAATTTGTTCTAATTGTGTTAAAAGTAATTGATTAGTGTAAACTATTTGAGATTGTTCAATCATCACGTTAAAAACGCTTTGGACTTCTTCAGGATAATTTAGTTCTTTAAATAGTTTTTGAACTGTAGATTCTAAATACTTTAAATCTATGTATGGTCTTCCAAAATTAGTTAATGCTCTTGATAAAAGTGATCTTAAAAATTGTCTTACAATTCTTTGAACTGCATAATTATACTCTAATGAGAAAACTTTTAGATATAAGTCTTTTCCAGCTAAATTTATATTATTTATAATTTCTTGATAAGCTTTTTCTGGAGAAATAACAAATTGTCTTATACCTTCCTCAACTGCTCTTTGCAAAAGTCTTGCAGTTTGATTATTATACATTAATTTAGCAGTTTTTGGAGTTATCAAATTATTTTCGGCATATTGAGAAACTGAACTAATATCTAAAATTCCATATTGTGAGGCTAAAATTACATCTCTTATATTTACTGGTCTAAAAAGTGGATTTCTAGGTATAAAGTCATTAACTGGAGATTCTAGATAAGCATCAGTAAACCATGCCGGAAATCCGGTCAATAGTATTGTTTCTCTGAGATGATCTTTAATTTCAGAAAATGATCTTGAACCGACCCAATTTGCAATTAATCTAAATGGTGGATCAGCAAAGGGTAAATCTCCAAGTCCAATTTCATTAAATATTTCTCTCGCAGTAATTTTAAAATCTGAAATAAATGGCTCTTTTATAAACTCCTTAAGCGTAGTTTGTATTTCTACTCTTACTTCATTTAAAAAATCAACTGAAGTTTCTGCGAAAGCTTTTACAATTTCTCCAAAGTTAATTGGAATTTTTCCGCCTAAGCCAACTGGCGCTAAATCTATTTCAACTTCTGGCAAAATTTCAGCTAATTTATCTATTATTGCTGGCAAAAATTTTCCTAAAGTGACTGGAGCGATAAATGGAGTTAAAAATTGAGTAACTTGAGAAATTGCAGAACTAATATGTTTCATATTTTGACCAAAATTATTTAGAAAATCTTGAACTATTGTACTTATTAAATTTGCAAATGCATTTACAACACCTTGTAAAAATGAATATGCATCATTAATAAATGTAGAAGCTAAAGAAGACAAATCTTGAAATACATTTATAATTTGTTGTTCAAGAAATGTTAAAAATCCTGAAACTACTGGAATTGCAGTTTGTGCAAAATTTTGTAGAATTTGCAAGAAATTATTAGCAATTTTTTGCATAAAAGTTGGAATATCACCAATTGCTTGACCTAAGAAACTTACAACATTTTCAATATCATTAACTACTGCACTAAAAAAGTTTATAAAATCAGAGCTTAAGAAATTTGCAAAATTTTCTAATGCTGTTAGCTCATCTGAAAAAAATGTACCTAAATCTCCAAGATTTAATAAGAAACTCATATTATTATCATGTGTATATTATAAAATTATAAATGTTGTTGTAAAAGTAAAAATTATTTTATGTAAAAATCTTTTTTCTTTTTTTGAAGTTTTCAACTGAAGAAGTAAAAACTTTTTTGTTTTTCGATTTTTTTATTTACATTTTTTGTCACTATTTTTTATAATCTCTTTCTTTCAATTCATCTAATGATCTTTTATTTTGCTTACTGCGTAACAAATTGTAATGATAAGTATATAAACCAAACGCGTTAGTTTACAAGAAATCTTTTTAAACTCTTATCTCTCGATATTTTTATTTTTCTTAACGTAATTTTACGCAAAGAAAGAGCGTAAAGAGATTTATAAAGAAAAAAATTTTAGATGAAAAGAGTTATCCCAAACTTGATATCTCTTTAACTTGAAAAAAATTGGAATTTAGGATTTTTCTTCTTCATCAGTTTTTATTTTAGCATTTCTCATTTCTTTGACAATTTTTACAACTTCTAGAGCTTTTTGAAAAACTTCACTCTTCCTAATATTTTCATCATCACAAGTAGCTAATGCCATAGTTAAATCGTCTAACGCTAAATACAATTTAGCTGTTAGCTCTGAAGGTAAATTTGATTTTAATTTTTTCTCTGACATCTTGACTCAAATTATATATTATGACATTTTTATATTTTTTATAATGAACTAGTATTAACGGTTTACAATTACAAAAATTGAATATCTCACAGAACTTAAACAATTTATCAATTTGAAAATTATCAACTACAACATAATTTTGTGAAGTTGATTTAACTTCAATTGGAAAAATTGTATTATCCTTAGTTGCGATAATATCTGGAAGCGGTTGTTTTCCAATTCCAGAAACTGGAATTCTTATAGCTTTATAGCCATTTTTTTCTAAAAATTCTAAAGTTTTATACTCATAATATTTTCCAGATTGTCTAAAATTCATCAAATTAAACTTAAAAATTATGACATATATATGTTTAAATTTGTCATAATGAAAATTTTTATATAGATAAGTATGGACAAAGGCTTAGAAAAAATAATAGAAGTTTTCAAAGAAACTTTTCATCCAGATGAAAACTCACTTAAAATTATAGAAAAACAAGTAAGTTATTTAGAATATGCTTTTTACGATATACTAGAAAGCTACAAAGATGAAAAAATAAGTATGGATTCTTTAATTATTTTCTTTGGTTATTTTTTTGGAATGCTTATAGAAGATGATAGTCAACTTGAAACACTTCTTGCAGTAATTGAATCTGTCTATGTGGCAAATAAAATTAAAAAACATAAGTTATAATTTTTTTACAAAAATTGGATGTCCAGTTCTATTTGTTTTTCCAACTTCAACAAAGCCTGTCTTCTTATATAAAGCGTTAGAATGTTCTGGAAATCCAAGTGTCCAAAGTACTTCAAATCCATCACTTTTTAGTTTTTTAGATAAGTCAACTAGAAAATTAACGTCATAATCTCCCGGTACAGTTTTTGTAACTCTTCTAATAAAATAACTTTTATTATCTGGAATTTTGTATTCTTGAGCTATGTAACGGAATGGCGTATTGTCATGGAGCCATGCTACTGCTACAATAAAATCTTGCTCACTGTCGTTAGCAATATACATAAAATATCTGCTATTTTTTCCAGCTCCGCCACCCAAAGGCATTCCTTGAGAGTGATAGAAATCTATCAACATTCTTACAAATTTTATTAATTCTTTACTTTTCGCTTCTTCTATTCTAAATTGTAATTGCATATATTTGTAACTCAAATTATGACAAATATATACTTTACGAATTGAATATGATGAGATCAAAGAGTAAAACTAATATACATTATATTGTATATTAGAATTAAGTTTTTATTTTGACTTTTGTAAATATAATAATTATGGCTAAGAAAGTAGGACAAAGATCAATTGCACAAATGAAGTATCATCTTTATCAAAAAGTATTGAATAGAAATACTTTTCCCGCTTTTTCGCAAATGTTTAACGCTGGAGTTGAATCAGTTCTTCCAACTCCGCTTGAGAACATTTCAGTTCCTAAAGGTATAAATACAAATTATGGAATTGCATATGCTACAATTATTTCATCTTTACTTTCTGCATTAAACAATTTGGCAATTTCAATATTTAATCCAAATACAAATTCATTTAACTTCTTAAATTTAGGTCAAAGTGGAATTTATGGTCAAACATCTGGAATTCAATTTATCAATAACTTTACAAAATTTTATGATTATTATGTAGATCTTTGCTCAATTTTATATCAGCCTGCAGTTTTTGATGAAACTTATTTCGATTTATCAGTTTTTCAGCCATCAAATACAAT